ATGACGCATAATCAAACAGTTACGCCGGAATTGCCGAATGAGAGTTCGCAGGCCGAAGGGCGCGAAAATGCAATCCGGCTCGCCGCCGAATGGCTCTCAAAGAACCGGGCTGAATGCCCTCAGCCGATCATCCCGACCCTTCGAAATCGCTTCGGTCTGTCGGCAAAAGAAGCCATTAACGCGATCACGCTGTCCTATCGCATCAACTGCGGAGCGGCGGCACAATGAGCAAGAGTTATAAACTCCGACAGAAAATCCTCTTGTCTCAGGGTAAAATTACCCAAGCCCTTCACGACGCTCGCGTTGAACAATCCGAGCTGATGAAGTGCCTCAAGAAAGAGCGCCCTGCCAGCATTGAGGGCGAGGTGCGCCCATCTGAAGGGGTGGCGAGTGACGATTTCGCCGGGCTACAGGCGCGGGAAAAGCAGGTTGTCGCGGTGCTGGTGCAGCGACGCGCTTTGGGGCTTCTCGCGCCTACCTGTGATGAGATTGCGAAGTTATCGCGGCTCTCGCTCAAGCTGGTTCGCGCCACGGTCGACGATCTGCTCACAAAGGGCGTTGTTCAGTCCACTGTGCATGGTCGCACACATCAAGCCCGCTATAAGCTTGTGGAGTTCGGAGGCGTGAGCCGATGAACCAGGCTGAATCAAACCAATGGCTCGCCGACTATAAATCGGCTCGGCGAGCGGCAGAAGCTATTGCCGAAGCCGAGCGAGGGAGCCGCATCGGAGGTTTGCCGATTACACTAACGGGTCTTGCCTATGCCGAGGGGGCTATACCCACGAAGGCAGCAGCCAAGGGACCGAGGCCGCTCTTCGCAAAGCTCGACACGTGCAAGCCTGTGCGCTTTGAGAAGCGATATCCGGAGCCGTTCAAGGATACCGATCCTTGTGTTGCTGACACCATGACGAAGCGCCGGCGTCGCAAGATCGACAGTCGCGTTTATGGAAGCTGGAGCGACCTTCCACCTGAGATCCGTTACCACTTCACCGAGAAGGAGCGCGCTGCCCTTCACGTCATAGCAAAGCAGGTGCTTACGCTAGGCAGGTGTGACAAGTCAGTGAAGGAGATCGCGGACCTTGCTGGCGCGGGCATCAGCACCGTCAAGAGCGCCATCAAGGAAGCCAAGGCTCTTGGCCTCATTCGCGTTCAGTCCAGGCCGCGCAAAGGCCTCAATCACTTGCCGAGCATCATCACTATCGTCTCGACGAAGTGGCGCAAATGGCTGCAAACCTTAGTGGCCAACAAGTCGACCACCATAAAGAACTCCAAAGTTAAACAAGAAAGGAAGACACCTGTTGAACCGTCGCAAGGGGCTTTTGAGAGGGAGAGAGCGGCAGGCTCGCGGCCTATTTCGATTGCCGAGTACGCTGTTGCCGACGCTGTATCGGTGACCAGTCGGCTTGGGGAGGTTAGGCGAGGCATTTGCATTGCAGACCGAAGGCAAATCGGTCGAACGCAGCCGGGTCGACGCGATTGAACATGCCTGAGGGGGGTGGTCTTCGACTTTCTGCCCGGCTCGGGGACCGGCGGGGGGAGGAACGCTCTATAATGGTTCTAATTACATGATTTTATTGTGTAATTCAGATTGAAGACTGAGATTTTGGATGAAAATGCACGATTTTTCTGTCAAACCTGATGCATAAGTTTGCCTAACTTTGCCTAAGTTTGCATAATTCACGCCGGAAAAATTTGCTGCGATTTTTGCAGCATGCGATTTGGACCCTTCACATTTTTCGAGCGCAAGAGCCTCACCGAACCGACCCTCGAAGAGCTTGAGCTTTTCACGGGCGGCGCGGTTGACGGCTCCGGCATATCGATGGCGCAAGCCCTCACGGTTCCGGCGGTGCAATCCTGCATCCGCCTGATCGCCGAAGCGGCGGCAAGTCTCACGATCTATGTCGAGCGCAAGGCCGGCAAGGTGTGGGAGCTGGTTCATGATCATCCCGTTGCGCAGCTTCTCCACGACCAGCCGAACAGCTTTTCGTCAACGTTCGAGCTTATCCGCGATCTCGTCGCCACGGCGTTGACGCATGACAAGGGCGGGCTTGCCCTGGTCAATCGTGTCGGCGGCGAGATCCGCGAAATCGTCCGCTACGAGCCGTCGCACTTTACCGTCGACTATTCCGGCGACGGAACGCGCGAGCCGAGCTTCCGGATCAACAATGTTCCGCGCTCGGCGGAAGACGTGATCTTCATCCGCTCGCCCTTCTCGCGGTCGCCGCTGTCGCTGGCGATCGAGGCCATTGCCGCTGCAAAAAACATGGAGCGCCATGCGTCCCGCCTGTTCGAAAAGGGCGCGCGGCCCGGCGGTGTGATCGAAAGCCCGAAGCCGATCGGCGATGAGGGCGCGAAGAAGATGATTACCGCCTGGCGCAAGGCGCATGACGGCGCGGACAAGGCTGGCAAGACGGCGATCCTCTGGGACGGCGCTACGTTCAAAGCCATGATCATGAATTCGACGGACGCTCAGTTCCTCGAAAATCGGAAGTACCAGACGCTCGAAATCTGCCGCGCTTTCCGCGTTCCGCCGTCGATGATCTATGAGTTGGACCGCGCGACCTGGTCGAATGGCGAGCAGCAAGGCAAGGAATTCCTGTCCTACAGCCTTGAGGCATGGCTTCGCATCCTCGAAGGCGCGATGCGCAAGGCCTGTTTCGAGCGTTCCGAACGCGCCGATTATCGCATCCGTTTCGACCGCGACGACCTCACGCGGGCCGATCTCGCCTCACGTTCCAAGGCGATTTCTTCACTGGTTTCGTCGCGCGTCATCAATCCGAATGAGGGTCGCGACTGGCTTGACATGGCCCCCTATGACGGCGGCGACGAGTTTGCGAACCCCCACATCAACCCGACCGGCGGCAGCTCACAGGACGCCGAAGACCCGTCGAATACGGACCCGACCAATGAATCTCAGTGACATCCACGCCAATATCGCCGATCAGGATCGCGGGCGCGTGCTCGATATCCTCAACCCGTGGACCGGCGAGCCGATCGGTATGCGGTTCACGGTCGCCGGGCCTGACAGCGAGCGCCAGCGCAGCGCCCGCGTTGCGATGATGGACGAACTTGCCGACATGGCTGGCGCGGATGGGCGCGTCGCCGCAAAAGATCGCGAAGCCGCCCGCCTCCGGGCACTCGCCGCGAGCGTGATCGGCTGGGACGTGTCGGACGATGGCGAGCCGCTGGCATTCAATCAGAAAAACATCGTCCGCGTCCTGAAGGCCGCGACCTGGCTTGAAGAGCAGGTCGACGCCTTTGCCGGCGACCGCTCCAAATACCGGCCGGAGGGGAAGTGATGGACCGCCTCTATTTCGAAACGAAGATCGCCGCCGACGAAAACGGCGTGATCGAGGGCGTTGCTTGGCCCTTCGGAACACCGGATCGCGTCGGCGATCTCATCGAGAAAGGCGCATTTGGCGGCGTGTCTTTACCGCTCCCAATGCTGTTCGGCCATGATCCGAATGACCCTATCGGAGTCTGGGAAGCCGCCACGGAAGACGCCCAAGGTCTTCAGGTCAAGGGCCGTCTGTTGATCAACGATGTTGCCCGCGCCCGCGAAGTGTTCGCGCTTGTCCGATCCGGCGCGGTCAAGGCGCTTTCGGTCGGCTTCAGCACGCTGAAGGCCTCGCCGCGCAAAGGGGGGGGCCGAACGATCTCGGCGCTCAAACTGATGGAAGTCAGCCTCGTCACCTTCGGCATGCATCCCGGCGCGCGGGTCACCAGCGCGAAATCTGCGGTCACGGCGTTGCGCCTGGCCGAGAGCATCAACCGCGCCGCCGCGCGCATCAGGAGCTAACCATGCAGCACATCAGCAAATCGGCAATGCTGGCATCCGCCGCCGCCATCGTCCTCAAGGGCGAAAACGATGATCCGAGCGAGATCGTCACGAAGGCGCTCGACGACCTCACGAAATCCGTCGACGACCGCATTAAGGCGATCGAGGAAAAGGGCGACGTTTCCAAGCTCGAAACGCGGATCAAGGATCTCGAAACGAAAGCCAATCGCCCCGGCGGCGGGAACACTGACAGCAAGGAAGCCGAGGCGATCGAAAAGAAAGCTTTCGCGGCCTATCTGAAATCTGGTCCTGCCGCGCCGGTCGACGAGCTGAAGACGCTCACCGTTTCCAGCGATCCGCAGGGCGGATATCTTGCGCCGAAGGAAATGTCTTCCGAATTCATCCGCGAACTGGTTCTCGTCTCGCCGGTTCGCGGCATCGCTTCGGTGCGCTCGACGTCGTCGCCTTCTGTGTCCTATCCCAAGCGGACGGCCATCACGAACGCCAAGTGGAAGGGCGAAACGCAGGCGCAGGAAGGCTCGGAGCCGGCGTTCGGTCAGGCTGAAATCGTCGTCAAGGAAGTCAACACCTATGTCGACGTGTCCAATCAGCTCCTCGCCGACTCCGCCGGCGAAGCCGAAACCGAAGTCCGGCTCGCGCTCGCCGATGACTTCGGCCAAAAGGAAGGACTCGCCTTCGTCAAGGGCAATGGCGCGCTTGAACCTGAAGGCCTGATGACCAACGCCGACATCGCGTTTCAGACGGCAGGCTCGGCGACGGCGGTCACTGCGGATGAGCTGATCACGCTCATGTATGCGCTTCCGGCTCCCTACCGCAATCAGTCCACCTGGGGCATGAATTCCACCACGCTTGCGGCGATCCGCAAGCTCAAGGATGGGCAGGGAAATTTCCTCTGGCAACCGTCTTTCCAGTCTGGTCAGCCGGAAACGATCCTCGGTCGCCCCGTCGTCGAATTGCCCGACATGGACAGCATCGCGACCGGCAAATTCCCGATCATCATCGGCGATTTTTCGGGCTACCGCATCGTTGATCGCCTGGCGCTGTCGATCCTCGTCAATCCCTATTTGCTGGCGTCCAACGGCGTCACGCGCATTCACGCCACGCGCCGCGTCGGCGGCGGCGTTCTTCAGCCGTCGAAGTTCAAAAAGTTGAAAATGGCCTGATCGCCCTCGGCTCCGGGGTTCCGGAGCGCCCAATCGAACCAATTGGAGAACCTTCCATGCGTGACATTATCAGCAATATCGGCGTCAAGGCTGCCATTGCGCCCGCCGTTCAGTCCGCCGCCGTCGATGGCGGTTCGGTCGATACGCTCGGCTTCAACTCGGTCGGCTTCGCCATCAATACCGGCGCGATCGTCGGTTCCGGGGATTTCGGCGCGAAGCTGCAGGAGAGCGACGACGGCAGCACGTTCGCCGATGTCGCCGCCGCACAGGTCAAGGGCACGGTTCCGGCTACGCTCGCCGCAGCCAGCGTCTACAAGTTCGGTTACGCCGGCTTCAAACGCTATGTGCGCCTGTCGATCACGAAGGCCGGCGGAACGTCGATCGCGCTCGGCGCTGTCGCCATCCTCGGCGGCGCGTCTCAGCGTCCGGTGGCCTGATATGTTCGCCGCGCCTTCGCTCTGCAAGTGCGGACGGATCGTCAAACGAGGCGAGATCTGTGCTTGCAGAGCGAAAGACGCAGCAGAGCGCAAGGCGCGTTTCGACAAGAAGCGGCCCAATTCATCCCAGCGCGGCTATGACCGGGAGTGGGAGCGCGAGGCCAAGGCGTTTCTCGCCTTGCCGGGTCATCAAAACTGCGCCTGCGGCGCGCCCGCCGTCGTCGTCATGCACATCAAATCCATTCGCCAGCATCCGCATCTTCGAATGGTCAAATCGAACTGGCGGCCCGGCTGTCAGCGATGCAACGCCAAAGAGGCCGCAGACGAGCGGCGCATTCTCGAAAGGAACCGGAAATGAGCCTCTATGCCACCGCAGGCCTCAAACTCTACATCGGCGAAGTCATAGCGCAGAAGAGCGAAAACTTCGCAGAAGCCGACTTCTCTTCACAGACCTGGGTTAGGATCGGCCAGCTCGAAAATCTCGGCAATCTCGGCGACGCCGCACAAGGTATTTCCATCGACCTGATCGATGAAGCCCGGAGCAAGACCCTCAAGGGGACTCGATCGGCTGGAAACATGGAAGTCGTATGCGGTGCGGATATGGATGATCTTGGTCAGAGCGCCGTGATCGCCGCTGAAAAGCGACCATTTGATTTCGGCTTTCTCCTGGTGATGAACGACAGGCCGCCCGAAAAATCATCAACAGCGACCATCACGATCGCTTCGCCCGGCGTCGTGACCTGGAGCGGCGGCAATCATGGCCGGAGGGCCGGCGACAAGGTCAAGTTCTCGACTACCGGCGCGCTTCCATCGGGCATCGTGGCCGAAACGGCCTACTACGTCCTGTCCACTGGCTTGACGAGCGATAGTTTTAGGATCTCGGAGACTGATGGCGGCTCGGCGGTCGGCACGTCGGGAACGCAAAGCGGCGTCCATACGGTCACCACCGTCCCCGAAAACAGCAAGCGCATGTTCATCGCCAAGGTCATGTCGGTGAACGAAGTCTTCGACAGCGCAAACAATGTCCGCAAGCTGAATTTCGCGCTCGGCGTGAACAGCAACATTGTCCGCGTTGCTGCGACCGTGAGCTAGGATCGGGGGCGCTGACGATGGGCTTGTTCTCGGTCGCAGGAGCTAAGGCGTTTATCGGCGGCGTCCTTTCGATGGGCGCTGGCGATATGAGCGCGGCCGATTTTTCATCGCAGGAATGGGTTGAGATCACCGGCTTGATCGCCATGGGCTCGCTTGGCGCTGGCGCGGATGTCACGTCTTCAGAAGTGATCGATATCGATAACCCGCATGCTCCTGGCCGCGTTCGCAAAACCAAGGGCGCGATCGACGGCGGCACTATGCAAATCATTGCGGCGGCCGATTATGAAGCCGCTGGCCAGATCGCCGTTGTCGCGGCTGTGGAAACGTCCCTCACCTATGCCTTCAAAATCGAGATGGCCGATAAGCCTTCGGGTGGATCGCGTCCGTCTCGCCGGCTGTTTGTCGCGCTTGTCGTATCTGCAGAAGACATTCTCGACAGCGCAAACGATGTCCACCGCTTTTCGATGTCGCTTGCTGTGGATTCCAACATTGTCCGCGTCGCGGCGGCCTGAGAGGCAATTATGATCGTCAGTCTCGCCGAACTGAAACAGCAGCTCAACATAACCGACGACTTCGGATCGGCAGACGATGTGTTGATTAATGGCAAGATCGAAGCCGCACAAAACCATATCGAGCGTCTCCTCGGCTTCAGGATCGAAGCGACCTATGGCGGTTCGGGGCAAGACCCCGTTCCGCCGGCGCTGAAACAGAGCGTCCAGCTTCTGGCGGCGCATTGGTATGAGAACCGCGAGGGAACGCTTGTCGGCGTGACAGCACAAGAGCTGCCTTTCGGCATCTGGGAGATCGTCCGCGAATATCGGGAGTATTCCTTCGATGGCTGACGATGGCGGTCTTTCGCGCATTCAAGCGCGCATGCGCGCGATACCAGACGCCGTCCAAGACGCCGCCAAGAAAGCGCTTGCGAAGGGCGCCGACGATATCGTCGCCATGGCGAAGAGCCTTTGCCCAACCGACAGCGGCGCATTGCGCGAGTCGATCGGTTGGGTTTGGGGTGACGAAGCGCCCAACGGGGCGCGCGTGATCGCAACATCACGCGAGATCGAGGGTATCACAATCACGATCTACGCTGGCAGCGACGAGGCCTATTACGCCAGTTTCGTTGAATTCGGGACACGGGCAGGAAAGCTCGGGAAGCGGAAACAGTCCGGTGCAACTGGTCTGGGCAGAAAGGTTTTGAGGACGCATCCGGGTGTTACGGCGCAACCGTTCTTCTTTCCTGCCTACCAGTTGAACAAAAAGAAGGTGGCCTCCCGGCTCAAGCGATCCGTGAATAAAGCGATCAAAGAGAATTGGGGCAAGTCATGACGCCGGAAATCGCTCTGCAAACCGCTGTTCGACTTCGGCTCACGGGGACCGCGCAAATCACTGCGCTGGTGCCGGCCGCCAATATTCTCGATCGGAACGTCTATCCGATTGTCGATCCGTCAATCATCATCGGCGAAGGCGTCTCCCGCGATGATGATGGGGCGATTGCGCGCAACCGCACCGCCATCTTCATGGATCTGCATATCTGGAAAGAAGAACCGTCCACTGCCGGCGTGAAGCTGGTTGCCGGCTTGATCCGAGCTGCGATCAAAGGCGAGCGCCTGGCGCTGGAGAACAGCTTTCACTGCATAGACGCCCGCGTATCCAACGCCCGTTTCCTGCGAGATCCGGACGGCGTCACCAGTCATGCCGTCGTGACCATAGACGCACTCGTCGAGGAACAGACATGAGATCCGGAAAACTCGATCGCACCATTCGCATTGACCGCTACGGCGCTGGCTCGGTCGATGATTTCGGCACGCCGGGCGAAAGCTTCACTCCAGTTGCGACAGTGCGGGCGCAAGTCGTCCAGGCGAACGCGGAAGAGTCTGTCGGAGATCGCGGCGGCAATGACGAGACAACCGTCATCTTCCGGACGCGCTGGTTATCCGGGGTCACGAATGCTGATCGTATTTCCCATGACGGATCGTTTTTCAATATCCGGGAAGTGAAAGAAATTGGCCGCCGCGAAGGCCTTGAGCTTGTCGCGGTTGCGCGGAGGCGGTCATGAGCACGCGCGGGCGGAAGCCGGAGTTTCAAGTGATCGAGGGCGGCTTGTCGGACAGGCCGGATATTCCCCCTCATATCCCCTCGGACCTTCATCCGGAATGGCAAGCCGTCATAGACGATCTGACCCGGCGCAAGATGCTCACGGAAGCGATGTTGCCGACAATCGAAACCTATGTGCAGGCGATCGGCAACGCCCGCACGGCGCAGCGCGCCATTGATCAGCACGGCGCGCTTGTGATCGGGCGCGACGGCGTTCCCAAACAGAACCCGGCGGTGTCCCTGCTCGGCAAGTGTAATAGCACGATCACGCGGCTTTCGGCGGAACTTGGCCTAACGCCCGCATCACGGTCTCGCAAGAACATGGGCGGCAATCAGGAGGCGGGCGATGACCCCTCTCAAGCAAACCTGTTCGATCTCTGAGTCGGCGGGGAACTCGGCTTCCGCCTATCCCGAATGGCTGTTCGATGACACGCCGATCGATGATCCCTTCGGCTATGGCGACCGCGCCGTTCGATTTCTGCGGGCGCTGAAGCATCCGAAATCGCTCCTGCCCAATCATACATTTCAGCTTGATCCGCCGTTTGAGCGGATCGTGCGCGCCATCTATGGGCCTCGTCATCCGGATGGCCGGCGAATCGTTCGCACCGTCGCAATCATGATGCCGCGTGGCAACCGCAAAACCTCGCTTGGCGCGGGGCTGGCGCTTCTGCATACGATCGGGCCGGAGAACATGGCCGGCGGCGAATGCATGGTTGCGGCCTCAGATCGCTCTCAGGCGCGCATCGCCTATCTCGAAGCTTATTCGATCATCGAAGCGATCCCGGATCTTCCGGGCAAGGTGCGGATGACCGATTCAAAAAACCGGATCAAGAATCCGAAGACGGGCGCGTTCTTTGAGGCCATGTCCGCCGATGGCCGCGTTGCGCATGGTCATACGCCTGTCTTCGCCCTGGTCGACGAAATCCACGCATGGCCGAAGCGCGACCTTTGGGAGGCGATCAAGTCCGGCCTGGTCAAGGTTCCGAATTCCCTTCTCATGGTGATCTCGACCGCCGGGCGCGGCCAAGAAAACCTTGCCTGGGAATTCTATGATTACGCTCGCAAGGTGGCGCGCGGCGAGGTGGTCGATCCGACCTGGCTTCCGATCCTGTTTGAAACCGATCGCGACGCCGACTGGCTCGACGAGGATGTCTGGTTTCGGGCAAATCCCGGCCTTCGCTATGGCTATCCCGACATTGACGGCCTTCGCCAGCTCGCGCGTGAGGCGAAGGAGATTCCGACCGAACGCGCCGCTTTCCAGCAACTCAATCTGAATATGTGGCTGGACCGATCGACGGAACCGTTCGTCGATATGCTGGTGTGGGATGAGGGTAACGGCGCTGTCGATCTCGATGAGCTAGAGGCCGATCAGGCGCCGTGCTGGCTTGGTTGCGATCTGTCGAGCGTCAGCGACTTGACCGCCATCGCTGCGGCCTGGCCGGATGGGTCCGGGGGAATTGCCCTTCATGTCTGGTTCTTCTGCCCGGAGGAAGGCTTGCGGCTCAAGGCGGATCGCGAGGGCGTGCCCTATCCGACATGGTCCGAAGATAACCATATCACTCCAATACCGGGCGAAGTCATCGATCATCGCGTTATCGAGGACTTCATTCGCGAGCTTTGCGCCCGGTTCAATGTGCAGGAGATTGCTTTTGATCCGCATCTTGCCCGCGTGATGATGAGCAACCTCGCCGAGGAAGGCTTGCCGGCGATCGAGATGAAACAGTCTTGGGCGATCCTCGCGCCTGCAATCAACGAATTCGAGCGCGTCATTCTTGGCCGAAAGCTGCGCCATGGCGGCAATCCGGTGTTGCGCTGGAATATCGACAACATCGCCGTCACCACCGATCGCGCCGGTAATCGCATGTTCAATAAATCGAAGAGCCGCAACAAGATCGACGGGGCGGTTGCCTCGGCCATGGCGATCGCGCGCGCTGTGGCCGGCGATACCGGACGATCAAGCTACGACACTTTTGACGGCAACCTAGACGAATGGGCTTTCGCATGACCGAACAGAACGAAGAACAGCTTGCCATCAAGGTCATCGCCAAGATCAGCGATCTTGAAAAACAGATGAAGCGGGCGGAAGCCGTCACTACCAAAACCTACAATTCCATGCAGCGAAACTCGAAGTTCGCAACCCAGCGCATGGAACAGGACATGGCGCGATCGACGACCCGGATCAACCAGGCTGTCGCGCAAACATCCGGTAAGGTCGGCGATCTCGGCCGCGCCTTCGCTGTCGGGTTCAATGCCGCGACGATTGCAGCCGGTGTGGCAATGCTTGGACTTAGCGCCGCCATTGCACAGGCGAAACAGGCGATCGACGAATTCGGTGACATAGCCGATAACGCCGCCGCTTCTGGTCTCGATGCCGAGTTTTTCCAAGAGCTGGCCTATCAGGCCTCGCTCGGCGGCGTGGCGATGGATCAACTCTCCGGGGCGCTGGCGACGTTCAACAAGAATTCCGGCCTGGCTGTCGTCAACAAGGGCAAGATGGTCAAGGCGCTTCAGACGCTCAATCCGGAGCTGCTGGAAAATATCCGCCAAGCAAAATCGCAGGAAGAACGGATTCGGCTTGTGGCGGATGCGCTCGACAAGGAGACCGACGCCTCACGCAAGGCGGCGATTGCCTCGGCGGCGTTCGGGGATGCCGGCGCGAAACTCGCGAATATCTTTTCCGGCGGTGCTGCGGCGATCGACGAGACGGCTCGCAAGGCGCGCGAACTTGGGATCATCATCGACAATGAACTGATTGCGCAGGCCGACGAATTGGGCGACTCCCTCGATACGACCACGAAAGCGCTCGATGTCAACTTCAAGGCTGCGCTCATCGCAATCGGGCCAATCCTCGTAAGCGCCGCCGGCTTCGCCGCCGATGTGGCCCGCGCCATCAATCTTGTCACCGACAGCCTGCGTTCATTTGAAAATCAGAGCAACCGCATGCTGCAGATCAATCAGGGCGTGACGGATATGCAGCGCCTCGAGAACGAAAACCGCATTCTCGAACTCCAGAATCTAGAAAAGCAAGGCCAACTCAGCCTGATGGATCGCGCCGAGCTTGCGGATCTTCAAGCGAAGAATGCAGAGCTGACCAAACAAAGCGCGCTGATCGCCGGCATCGTCAACAGCCGAAACGAGGCTGCGTCTGCGAGCGGCGCAGGCGGCGGAAAGGACGGCGACGCAGGAACGCCGCCGCCACCACCGCCGCCGGCCACGCCGACGCGCAAGGCTGCCGCCGACGACGCAGTGAAGCAGGCCGCCGCGGTGCGCGACCTCATCGAAAATCTGCGCATCGAAAGAGAACAGGTCGGCATGAGCGAAGTCGAGATCGCCAAGGCCAACGCGCTGCGGCAGACGGGCGCTACGGCAACCGCTGCGCAGCGGGCTGAAATTGTCCAGCTCATCGAAGCGACCGCCGCCGAGAAGGCTGCGAATGACCAGCTCAAAAGCACCATGGATGATTTGAAATCCACCACGACAAGCTTTCTTTCGACCTTCCGGCAAGGGCTGATGAATGGCGAATCGGCTGCGGCGTCGTTCAAAAACGCGGTCCTCGAAATGGCGAATTCGATCATGCAGAAGCTTGAAGCCATGGCGGCCGATAAGCTGATCGACGTCCTCTTTAGCGGCGTTCTCGGCGGCGTCGCCGGAGCGGCCGGCGCGGCTGGCAGCGGCGGCGGCGGGGTAATTGCCGCTGCGGCAAAGACCAGCGTTGCGGCGGGCTCTACGGCAGCGACGGCGCGGTCTGTCGGCAGCTCGACCGCTCGCTCCAGCGCTGGCGCTTCTGACCGCCTCGATGTGCGCGTGAGCGTGGATGACGACGGCAAGGTGAAAGCCTATGTCGAGCAGAACAGTCAGAAAACCTTGAACGCCGCCAACAGATTGGCGGCGGCGGGGCTCGAACGGTATCGGCAGAATCAATTTCACAACGATGTGCAGGCCCATGCAGCGCGGCCCCGTGTAAGGGGTAAATGAGCATGGTGCGGCTTCAGAAACTCATGGTCGCGGCGCTTCGCATGCACCTGGCCGGCGGCGCGACAGAGATGCCGGCCGGCGGCGATCTTCTCTGGCGGTGGTTCCTCGATCTCGGCGCGGCGCGGTCCTGGCATGCCGCCGGGCCAAACCCGATCGCATGGAGTGATGTCGCCGCCTATTGCTCCCTCACCGGCACGCGGATGGAGCTGCGTCACCTCGACACTCTGCGCGCCATGGATGCCGCTTATATCGAGCATTTCCACACGCGCGATGCGCCGCCGCAGGAAGGGGTAAAACCGATGCCGCCCGTCTCGGCGCGACCGATGACCGGGGAATTGTTCGATGCTCTGTTCGGGGGGTAATCATGGCTTACTATTGGGGTATGTCAGAACTGCGCACCTATGGCATACCGAAGAAACCGGTCACGCTGCCGCAGATCTTCAAAGGGAAACAGCGGGAAAGCCTGATCGCGGATCTGGCGCGGAAACTGGTCGACCTCGGCGGCAGCGCCTTGCAGCATGAGGGGCGCGCTGTCGCCGGCATTCGTTCCTCGCTTTGCCTTTCCGGCTTTAGCTGGGCGGTTTCTAACCATGAGGCGTATGCGCTTGTGGGAGGCGCGTTAAAGCTGAGAGGCGCTGTTCGGCCAAGCTATGACGAGGGGCAGCGGGACTACACGGTGCCGCGCGAAAACTGCAAGTGGTGCCATCTTCCTATCAACGAAGAGAATTTGAAGGGGCAGAGAAACCCGTATTACTGCTCGGTCGAATGCGCGCAATTCGCTTTCCGCTACCGTTTTGTCGACAAGGTTCGGGGCGAGCATAACGCCTATTTCGCGGCGCACAGGCTGATTGCGCGACAGAAACAGGACAGCCGGGAGTGCGAGCACTGCCGCAAGGTCTTCAAGCTTGATCGCAATGGATCGACGCTCAAATATTGTTCGCATGCCTGCTCGGCCAAGGCACGACAAGTTATTCCGGATCGTCCATGTCGAGGATGCGGCACTGTGTTCAAGCCGAGAAGTAGCGACTTGGCTGGTAAATATTGCAGCATCGAATGCCACCGATCCACCATGGAGGCCAAAGTATTCACGCGAACATGCATCGAGTGTAGCGGCGAGTTCAAGGCCAAGACAGAGCGCGCGAAGTTCTGTTGCGCTGCGCATAACGAGCGATATTGGAAGCGAAGCAAGCCCGTCACACCGAAGCCGCCCAAGGAGAGGCCCCGGTATGAGAGAGTATGCGCCCATTGCGGCGCGGACTTTATCGGCAAGAATTCGATGGCGACGCTTTGCAGCACCCGATGCCGAAGCGCCAGTAGCCGCCTCAATCGCCAGACGCGGCATGACAATGTCATTCCGTTGACCTTCGAAATCTTCGACAGCTGGTTTCGGGAGGCGGCGTGAGCGGGAGGGGAATTTCCCCAGTAGTAGAGTCGCCAAGTTGGCAATTCTACCCACCTCTTCCGGATCTGCAAATTTGCAGGCCCGGAAAACCGTTCTCACTGGGGATGGCTTTTGCTGTATTTTATCTATTGACTAATCAGTCGAGTCTAAGTCTCCAGAGAAAAGATCTCTACTCTTCCGTTCCAGGATTTCGGCATCTCTCTTAGATCGGAAAGATGATAGGGATTTTTGAGCCATTTCAACAGCCGCATTAAGGTTTTTTTCCGTCCTCACGGCTTCAAGAGCTGTTAGGAGCTCATATAGTGGCTCAATCAACTCAGTGTACGCAAATGAAGCGGAACTAATAATTTCTATAATATTTTCCGAATTGAATTTCTTTAAGCCATCTTCGTCGAGATTGCGAAAGCGTTCCGGGTTTGATGGATAATTGTTAATCAATCCATTAATCAATTTATTGATAACAGGTCTAAGCTGCTGTTCTCTTTCGTCCATCATGAGACCAACAAAGCAGAGTCTTCTTATTGCTTCACCGCGAGAACGTATCCGATTTCCGAAGCCCCAATCGTCGATCAGCGCAAGCTCGGTTGCGGTCATCATGATGGGAACCCGCTGATCTTTGAGTTCTTTTGTGGGGTCTTTTTTTCGCGCCATAGATAGCTCTTACACAAGTCTATTATCTTGCACAACTTTTTCGTTGACCAAAAACTCATTCTCGGTTAGCCGTAAACATACGCAACTTATTATGTTGTGCAAGTTTACGGATCTTGGAGATGGAGATGCGACGCAAGACCGAGAGACTGCCGTTTATGTGCGAAAAGAACCTGCTGGATGAAATCGACAACTACAGTTACTCGAACCGCATTCGCACACGTGCAGAAGCAATTCGACGACTGATAAAAGTAGGCCTGCAAGCTGCGGCACCAGAAACGCAAAAGGGCGAAGTCACGGCCTAGGAAACCGACTTCGCCCTTTTTCCAAACCACACCCCTCTGGCAAGGAGCATGAACATGCAGGTTCTATCTACACCCAATCACTCAGAAAATGCAAGCCCCGCGCCTGGCGTTCTGCGGCGTGATGTCGTGGTCGGCGGCCTCGCTGCAATGGCTGCGACCATGGCGGCTCCGGCGCTCGCAGCCAATTCGTTGCAGACAGCCGGCGACCATGTGAGCCATGAGCTTGCGATTTTGCTGCACACCTGGCGTGAGATCCGCGCCGAGAAAGATGCGCAAGGCGATGTCGTCGATGCGCTCGACAATGATCCGGAGCGTCCATCAGTGAATATCGCGCTTAGCGATGTCATAGAGCCGCGCGAGTTTTCAAGCCTCGGCATAACTGGCGCTATACGCTCCGATAGCTACACATCAGAGCGCGGCCAACGTATGCGCGAAATGGCCAACACGACTTCGGTCTTTAGGAACGCAGAGCAAAACGAGCGCCGCCGCGCCGGCATCCTGGTGTGCGTCGATCGGCTCGATGCCCTCCATGCGGAGCGGAGCGCGGCCTATGAGGCGTGGCGGCTCGCAGTTGGTTATGACGACGCCGACGCGAAGCTTGACGCCCTCTATGGCGCGATGTGGGAAGCCGAAGACGAGATCGCGAACTGTCCCTGCCACACGGCAGCCGACGCCGCCGCAAAGGCGCTCTTTCTGATGGAGCTGACTGAGGGTGACGATGGCGAAACCTATGGGCCTATCATGTTTAAGATCATGAAATCGATGCTCGGTCTCGCGCCGGAGCAGATGCGCTCGGCGTGAATAAATGCGGAGTCATAGGCGCTCATGGCGAGCCGAATTGAAGAATTCGGCTTGCAGGGTCGCTTTTCTTGGGAAGCTGTCAATGAAGCTCACTGATGAATCACTTCTCAACCTCAAGCAGATTGCAGGCGAATTGGGCATGTCGGTCTACACCGTGCGCCGCTGGTTTAAAGCCGGGAAACTTGAAGGCGCTTTCCAGGCTGGCGGGCGGGGCACTCAGATCCGCATGCCGCTTGCGGCTGTGCGGCGTTTGAAGGGATGCAAGTGATGGCCCGTACAATCCCATTCAAGCAAGCGGACGTTCAGCGCGCCGTGAAGGGCGCGGCCCTCGGCGGTATGTCTATTGGTCGGATGGAGATCGACCCGGCGACGGGACGCATTGTCATCTTCGCCAAGGGCGAAGAGAAGCCGGCGGAAACAAACGAATTTGATGAATGGACGAAAAAACGTGCACGTTAAACTCAAAGGCCTCAACCGCAAAAAAGCCGTCCTGGCTGATGGCAGTATTGTTCATTACTATTATGCATGGAAAGGCGGGCCGCGCATCCATGGTCACCCTGGCGACCCTGAGTTTTTGGCGGCCTATCACGCGGCGCATGTCAGTCGCACCAAGCGATTTTCAGGAACATGGATGAGCCTGCTGATCGCTTTTCAACAGTCGGCCGATGGCTGGGAAAAACTCTCCGAACGATCCAAATCGGACTACAAGAAGCATATACTGACAACCGAACGTGAGTTCGGTGACTTCCCGCTCTCAGCCATGAGCGACAAGCGGACGAGGGGCCTCTTGATGGGCTTCCGCGACGATCTGGCCAAAAAATCTCGCCGGCAAGCGGATTACTGGTGGCAGGTCAACGCTCGCATTTTGTCATGGGCGCTCAATCGTGGACTGATCGAGGCGAACCCTATGACGAAGGGCGGGCGCTTGTATCGAGGCTCACGCGTCGACAAGGTCTGGACACTCGAAGACGAAAAGGCTTTCCTTGCAAGCGCACAGCCTTATCTGCAGCTGCCGCTTATGCTCGCCTTTTGGACGGGGCAGCGCCAAGGTGACCTCCTTGCTCTTTCATGGACCCAATATGACGGGACGTTCATACGGTTTCGGCAGAGCAAGACCGGCGCGCGCGTGTTGATACCTGTCAGCCAACCGCTGAAGCAAAGGCTGGACGCAATTCGCAAGCGTGAAGGTAACGTTCTGCTGACTCTCGACGGCAAGCCATGGACGTCAGACGGCTTCCGCTCGTCTTTCAAAAAAGCCTACATAAAAGCGGGGCTGTCTGGCGTTACCTTCAACGACATGCGCGGCACCGCCGTCACGCGCCTTGCCCTGGCAGGGTGCACAGAGGCGGAGATTGCAACAGTCACCGGGCATAGCCTCAAGGATGTTCGCTCGATCCTCGATTCGCACTATCTCCACCGTGATCCGCAACTTGCGGAAAGTGCAATTGTGAAGCTTGAGGAGTTCGAACAGAGAACAAAGTTTCCCGAATGACCGCCCGAATATCACTCAATGTTCTAATTGGAAAGATGGAAAAGCGCAGTAAAATCAATTGGCTGGGGAACCTGGATTCGAACCAGGACTAA